GCGGGTTCGACGGCGGCGCGGTGGACTGCGGTTTTCTGCGCCTGCCGCCGGTGAAGCGCTTGCAGACCTACCAGCTGCACCGCGACGAATTGCAGGTCATCGTCCCCTGTGACCATCCCTACGCCGATCGCGACCCGTTCCCCATGTCCGCGCTGGCCACAGAGCCGTTCATCCAGCTGGAGGAGGGCGACGACTACGAGATCATGGCGGCGTTTGATGAGATGGGCATCCGCCCCAACGTGAAGTACATCGCCCGGGAGGACAGAACGATCCTTGCCATGGTGTCCGAGGGGCTGGGCATCAGCCTCCTGCCGGAGCTGATGGTGCGCCACAGCCCCACGCCTATCCGCATCTGCCGCGCGCCGCTGCACTTCTATCGCACCATCGGTATCGGCATCAAGGACAAGAAGGCGCTGTCCAACTCCACGCGGCTGTTCGTGGACTATGTGCGGACGTGGGTAGCGGAGAACGGGGAACGGTGACGCGCCCGCAAAGCCCCGAAATCCCGCGATTTTCCGCGGATCTCCGACAGGCGGATATTGACAATGTGAATAAACTGGGATATACTGACATCCGTCAGGTTTTGGACGTTTTCACAAGCCTTGATGGTCTGAAAAAAACAGCGTCCGGACTTCATGAAAAACTGGATAGATCAAGCTCGGGGACGCCGCGCGGCTGTTTGTTGTAACGACGAGACATCGTCAGACAGCAGCTTAGAAGGAATTTTGGGTCAGAAACCCACCGCGGACGGCACTGTGAGCGCAAGGAGATGACCGAAGCAGCATACGCTGCCGGGGTAACACCGCCATTGGGAGCATCGCTCCTGAGAAGGTAGGTCATGTACGTGGAAACCGTTGGGACACAAGGGTTTCCGTGGCGCGAGGACAGTAGAATTGCACGGCTGAGAGCTTACTTGCGGCGGCGCTTCTTCGTTGTGACATATCAGAGGGTGGACTATGCGCCGATGGCTTCCGGAGGGGAGCGGTCGGCGCTTTTTGTTTTGCCTGCCATGCCGCTGGCCGCCCGAAAAGGGGGCGACCGGCGTTTTCGCACGGAGCAGCCGCGCCGCACATCCCCTGTCAAGCCGAGACGGCCCGCAAAGGCCGCCTGCTTCCCATAAGGGATGGAGAGGGTGCCGGCCCCCTCCATCCCGTACCTCTTTCCGGCAGGGCCGAGACGGCCCACAGCACACCTGTACAGCACGCGCGGCTCCGCGCCGCGGCGTTTGAGAGAGAACACACAAGGAGTTGTGCGCTCAATATCCGAACTCGAGATAGTGAGCGTATTGTTCCCCGAAATGTTGAAAGTCAGCACGAGCCTGCGTCCTTTATCCCCATCATCGTACACATAAACCGAGTTGACAAGCGTGTCGATGATACGCCGCTGATACTCAACATCTTCTATATCACCCCTCTTGAACGATTCGAGCCAATACATGATTCGCTCCTTCGTCAAGAGGGGCTTTTTCATTTCCTCCCGGGCAATCTGCCCTTCGAGGTCTCTGCGTTCTTCTTCCAGCTCCTCAAGACGTTCCTTCGTTGTCGGTGTGATAATGCCTTGCTCTATTGCGGACATGAGGTTCTTGATTCTCTTATTGGTCTCCTTCAATCGTTCCTGTAAACCTATGAGAACGGAGGTATCTTGAAGCTCCTTCTCAATCAGCTCCATAGCTCGAGTGGATATTTTCTCTATGTTTTCATCGGTGAGTACCTGTTGCACCGTGAACTCAACGACAGTCCGCTCGAGCCATTCTTTTTTCTCGACCTTCTTCTCGCAGTTGTGCTTTCTCTTACGATTCACACACTTGTAGTAATGGTGAACCTTCCCGGTCTTTGAAGTGCCGCTCTCACCCACCATAGGCTCGCCGCAGTGACCGCAGAAGACCTTCGTAGTTAGTAGATAGTCCTCTATGGCTTTGGCTTTTGCCCGGGCTGTGTAGTTGTGCCGGAAGGTTGCCTGTACTTTATCAAACAAAGTCTTGTCGATGATGGGTGGTACTGCGTCCTCCAAGACTACATCATCGTATCGGTACACTCCGATGTATTTATCATTCCGCAGAATCCGGGACAGGCTGTTCTTATTAAAAGCATTTCCTCGGGAGGTCTTAAACCCATGCTCATTCAGCCAATTCACAATCTGCGTTTTGGACTTACCCTCTGCGTACATCGTGAAGATGGTTCTGACGGCTTTTGCACCCACTGGGTCAATCTCATACTGACGGTCGTTTCCTATCTTATATCCAAGCACAGGACTTCCCATAGCGATACCGTGGAGAGCGTTCTCTTTCATACCTCGCTTGATACTCCGGGCAAGATTCTCGCTGTAATACTCCGCATATCCCTCGAGGACTGATTCAAGAATGATTCCTTCCGGGGTGTCCGGCATTGGCTGTTTGGCGTAGAAAATCTTCACACCATTACGTTTGAGCTTTGCTTTGTAGATGGCACTGTCGTATCTGTTCCGGGCGAAGCGGTCAAGGGTGTACATAATCACAGCGTCAAAATGCCCCTTCTCGCTGTCCTTGATAAGCCGCTGGAAGCTCGGTCGGTTGTCTGTCTTGCCGGAGATAGCCCGGTCGATATATTCGTCTACGACAATGAAGTCGTTCTTGAGGGCAAACTCGTGACATTCACGAAGCTGTCCCTCGATTGATTCTTCTCGTTGGTTGTGGCTCGAGTAACGAGCATATATTACCGCTTTGATAGTCTCACCTCCAATATCTTCTTTCTATATATCAAAGCGAAGGGAATGACCTTATCACACCGCCGCAGTTGTTCCCTTATCCCCCTCAAGCTCCTCACGGTTCTCAAATTCATAAGCCATAGACATGAACTCATGCTTCGCTCGCCGGGACAGTCCCCGGTAGATACGAAGAATGTCCTCCTCGTCTTCGTTGGCTGGTTTGGTCTCTGGTAAGTCTTCCTCGTCTGCGAAGAAGTCCATGACGGAACACTCAAGCAATTTTGCCATTTCCAGCATTTCGGATTCCTTCGGTAATGACCCTTTAGTGTTGATGGCTGTTGCGAAAGAACTTGAACCCTTAACAGCTTTGACAATGGCGGTCAGATTCGTGCCTTTTTCAGCACAGATACGATTGATATTCTCTGCGAATGTCATAGTGATTCCTCCTCTGCAAAAAATAGATTCGTAAAAACCGAATTTTCCTATTGACAATTCGCATAATAAGAATTAGAATAAGAACATGAAGTTCGGAAAATGCGAATTGACAATAAGAAAGCGACCTCTCGAAAATGGCAGTTTTCGGGAAGTTATAGTTATTGATGGTCTTATAAGAATAATAACAATAATTCGCCTATTTGTCAATGCCAATTCTGATTTCAAGAATTTATATCGTGAAGGAGGTAAGAGATTCGTGGACATTAAAGAGAGAATGGCAAATGTGGGAATGACACAGGTAGACATGATACTGGAATTGCAGAAGCGAGGTTATGCAGTTCAGCCGCCTATGATGTCAAGTATTCTCCGAGGGGTTTATACCTATCCCAAGGCAAAGCAGATTCTCGCTGTTTGCAAGGAAATTCTCAAGGAACGTGAGAATGAATGAGCCTGTCAGAAGTACAGGTAAATGACCTCGCAAGACCCTTAGTGGGTATCATCACAAAGTTTTACGCAGACCCTAAGAATGAGGAGGATTTTCAGAAATGGCTACGCAATGTAGAGGAACGAAAACAAAAAGAATCAACAGACATAAGCTCGCTGTGATTCAAGCATATATCATCATCGGTACGCTGGTACTGATTGGCTTTATCGGTGGTCTTGTCGTAGGACGAGCTACCGCTCCGAAGAAACAAGTTACCGTAACGGAGACGGTTGAAGTTCCTTCCTACGAAGCCGATTCCCTCCCGGTTGCCGAAGAAGTTACATATTTCGATGTACCACTTTCACACAGCTTGCAGAGATACATCTACGAGGTGTGTGCGGACGAAAATGTTCCAGTGTCACTCATTATCGCAATGATAGACCAAGAGAGCAAGTTCAACCCGGAAGTGGTTAGTAAGACCGGGGATTACGGTCTCATGCAGATTAACACCATCAATCACGAATGGCTGGCAGAGGAATACAGAACAGCGGATATGCTCGACCCATATCAGAATGTTTTCTGTGGAATCAAGGTCATTGGTTCGTACATTCAGAACTACAATGACTACGGTTTAGCTCTGATGGCATACAACATGGGTGACTACGGTGCTAAGAAAGCATGGGAAAACGGTATCAAATCCACCTCATACAGTGAGAGCGTTCTTGCTCTCATGCAAAAGTATGAACAGGAGGTGAATGTAAATGCCACAAATGCTGACGCTAAGTAACGGCAGACCCGAAACAATCCTATCCCCGAAGGATTTTGAGGATTTGATTGATAAGCACATGGGTATGGACTGTGCGAATTACTATCAGAATCAGATAGAACAGCTTTCAGAACTCATTCGAGACCTTGACAGTTATGTAGACGATAAAGACGTTCACTCGACCGTCAAGGAGGTGCTGAAAGAACATGGCTACTAACCGAAAAATCGGTAACAGTTTTGAGACCGAGTTCTGTGAGCTACTGTTCCAGCACGGATTTTGGTGTCACAACATGGCGCAGAACGCCGCCGGGCAACCAGCAGATGTTATCGCTGTTAAAGGCAAAACAGCGTACCTCATTGACTGTAAGGTGTGTTCAAACAACCGATTCCCTCTCTCGAGAGTGGAAGAAAATCAGCACTTTGCTATGGAAACATGGAAAGCCTGTGGAAATGGCGAGGGCTGGTTCGCACTCAAGGTTGAAGACGAAATCATTATGATTCCTCACTTTTCAATGGTGGCTCTCTCCTATGAGAAGTCAGCTCTAAATCTGACAGACATTCGAGAGTATGGAACGCCACTGGAAAGGTGGTTGAAGAAATGCTGATTGAAGTCTCAAACACACTGACGGTCGAGAACCCTACCCCGGAAATGGTGCTGTGGTGTAAGAGAAATCTCACCATACCTAACCCGGACTATGCGAAAAAATCTCGCATGAACTTATGGCTCGGAAACACGCCGAAAGTCCTGTCACTCTATGAGACCAGAGGAACAACGCTGGTGCTTCCGTTCGGAACACTCCGGCTACTCCCGAAGGACATATCCGATAAGGCACTGTTCTTGAGCGAATTTGCCGCCCCTGTGGAGGTAAATTATAACGCCGATGTTCCACTCTATGACTACCAAGAAACCGCCGTACAAGCGATGGTAGCCGCCCGGTATGGGATATTACAGAGTGCCGCCGGAAGCGGTAAAACGCAGATGGGTATTGCCCTCGCCGCAAGGCTGGGACGGCGTACATTATGGCTCTGCCATACACTCGACCTTATTAAACAGAGTAAGGAACGAGCCAAGCTCTATATGAGCGAAGACCTCATGGGTACTATCACGGAAGGAAAAGTCAATCTCGGTGAGGGAATCACCTTCGCCACGATTCAGACCATGTGCAAGCTCGACCTCGCACAGTACCGGGACTACTGGGATTGCATAATCACAGACGAGGTACACAGGGTCAGCGGAAGTCCTACCGCCGTGACACAGTATCAAAAAGTGCTGAACAGTTTATCGGCACGACACAAATACGGTCTGTCAGCAACGGTACACAGGTCAGACGGAATGATTCGAGCTACCTACGCCCTCGTTGGTGAGGTCGCTTACAAAGTCCCGGACGAAGCTGTGGCTGACAAGATTATGAAAGTGGGTATCTACCCTGTGGGTACAGGGGTGCAGATAAGCCGGGAAGCCCTTAACACGGACGGAACGCTGAACTACACAAAGCTCATTACCTATCTTACCGAAAACGCCGCCCGGAATCAGCTCATTGCAGATTCCATTGAGCAGAGACCTTCTCTGATTCTGTCGGACAGGCTGAATCACCTCGAAACATTGATAAGTCTTCTCCCGGCTGATATGCAGAAGGACGCTGTAATGATAAGCGGCAAAATGACAACCAAAAAGGGCAAGGCTGAACGAGAACAGGCTCTTGAGGACATGAGAAGCGGCAAGAAGAAATACCTCTTTGCTACCTACTCACTGGCGAAGGAAGGACTGGACGTACCACGGTTGGAGCGTCTGTACCTCACCACCCCACAGAAGGACTACGCTGTGGTGACACAGAGTATCGGGCGTATCGCTCGTACCTTCGATGGAAAGTCAGACCCTATCGCTTACGATTTCGTAGACGATATAGCTTACCTCGTGAAGTCCTATAAGAAGCGATGTACGACCTATCGAAAGAACGGTTGTTACTTCGTAAAGGAAGGAGGGACAAGCCCATGCGATTGATTTCTTATGACTGTGAGGTCTTCGCCTATGACTGGCTCGTAACCCTCAAGGATAAGGAAACAGGCGTTTACACCTGTATTTGGAACGACAACGAAGCTCTGAAAATGGCATTGTCCGACGATTGTATCTATGTCGGTTTCAACTCGAAACACTACGACCAGTACATCATCAAAGCGATTGCCGCCGGGTTATCCCCGGAGGAAATTAAAAGGGTCAACGATTTCATTATCGCCGGAGGGCAAGGCTGGCAGTGTCCGCTTCTCGATGGTATCTACTTCCGTTTCAGCAACGTGGATATTCGAGACGATACGCAACAGGGTTTATCCCTTAAAGCTATCGAAGGACACCTCGGTATGTCGGTTAAAGAATCCAGCGTACCGTTTGACATTGACCGTCCTCTCACCCCGGAGGAAAAAGCCGAGACGGAGTTCTATTGGTATAAGCATTTGGGACGAACCAACACCTGTAACAAGGAAGGATTCACCCTCGCTGATTTGAAGGAGCTTCTGCTTCTTCTCAAGGAAGACTTGAAGGAGGAATCGTAATGCAGTTAGCAGAAAAACAGGAGTTGGTACGGCTCTTGAACCTGTACCAAGCTGACCTTCTCATGGACAACGACAACAATATCCGGGAAGCCGCAAAGCACTCGGGTAAGAAATGGGAAGGTACTTACAAAACTGGTGTGAAAGCCCAGTACGAACACGCTCGTGTCATTGCCGCAAAGCTGTCGGTAGAAATCGGCAAGTCGGTAAAATCTTACTACGAGCTGTAAAGGAGGACACTGTTATGAATATGGTTTGCAAATGCGGCGGCAAGGAGTTCTTCACCGAGGAACACGGCAATCAGACAGGGCTTTACTGCTCCGCTTGCGGTAAGTGGCAGAAATGGCTCAAGAAGGACGAGATACGACTTTTCAATCATGGTGTCAAAGTAGAGAACGCTTTTCTGCTGGAACGTCTCAAGGCTCGTATCGAGGAAAGCGCAATCAAGGTATCTACCGTCAAAGCTCCGCACACCTACATGAAAGCTGTCGGCACGAGGGAGCTTGAAAAGATTCTCGAGGAGGAGTTGGGAAATGAAGACACGAAATGACATACTTGCAGAATACGTTCGCAGTCGTTACCCCGAGATTGAGAAGACCTTCGATTTTGCCGCCTACTCTGCTGGTGTGGCTCTCAAAGAGTTCGGCAGATGTATCAAGGAAGCGTTCGGGGGTACTGATAAGGAGGTAGACGATGTTTGCGATTCAGAACATTAAGACCGGGAAGTTTTTGTATGGCACAGACTACCGATACCGCCCTCCTCACCAGCGTACCAGCAATACGAAAATGCTTACTTACAGCTCTATCGCAGAAGCCGCACACGACTTTTGGGTTAAGAGGAAGTGCGGTAAAGATTACAGAATCGTTGTGTTGAAATCTGTTGAGGTTAAGCGAGTGATTGACTACTACGAGAGTAAAAACTTCATTTAACACAAAACGGATAAGTATTTATCAAAAACGACATTTACCAAACTGTCTGAAAAGGATTGAAAAACAATCTTTTCACGAGAACGAGTTATTCTTATTATTACAGTAGTTAAAGTAGCTGTTCTCAAGGTATTGCGTGTAACTTCCTCTATATAGAAAAATCCCTATATATAGAAGTTATACGCAAAAACCGATTTTCAACTACTTCTACTACTGCAATAAGAATAAGAAGAAAGGAGACTGAAATGGATATAGATAAGCTGTTAGCAGACAGTTCCGAGGAGACTGTTGCGACTAAGGAGACTGTTTCCAGCGAGGAGACTGCAATCAGTCCCCGTACCGGGAAACCGATTCAGAAGAAATATGCACCGAAAAAGAAAGGTAAGCCCCGAGGAGGTAATAACTGGTTGAAGCCGGAAAACATCGCTCCGGGGCTTGAAGCTGGTGATAACACGAAGTTCCTCTCCGTCAATATGGCTTTGATGAATATGCCGGACATTGACATGGAGAATCCGTTGGAGGTGCAGCAGAGACTTTCCGACTATTTTGCTTTGTATGCACAGTATGACATGAAACCTACGGTTGTAGGTATGGCGATTGCATTGAACGGACACAACAGACAGTGGCTTTATGCGGTTACACATGACGTACCGGGAGGTGGTGCTGGATATAAGATTGCGTTGCCGCCCGAGGTAGCCAACGTAATAAAAAAAGCGTACTTTTTGCTCGAAAATTTGTGGGAAAACTATATGCAAAGTGGCAAGGTCAACCCGGTAGCTGGTATCTTCCTCGGCAAGAACAACTATGGCTACCAAGACAAGACCGAGTACGTTCTCACACCGAACCAGCAGAACGACAACGACTATTCCGCTGATGAAATCAGAGAACGCTACATTGCAAGCGACCAGCAGAAGCGACTTTCAGCAAGCAACTCTGACGAGGACACGAGCGACTAAGCGACTTTCGCCCATGCTCCGACTTTCCGACTATCAGCCGAGCGACTTTCGACTATGAAACTGCTCCGGGATTTCCCGGGGCTTTTTCTATGCAAAAATTCACGGAAATTTTCAGAAAATCAGCCGGACACGGCACTCACCTCTTTACCTCTTTAATGCATTAAAGCGAAATGCACCCCGGGCGGCGTGGGTGAACGTGTCCGGCGGCGTTCCTTCTATATAATGCGAATTTTGCGCCCGGTGCAATTCGTAAATTTAGAATTTAGGTGTTGACAATTCGTATAATAAGAATTAGAATAACAATAACAACACAAACAAGATAAACAGCCAACACGAAAAAGATAAATTTTTATCTGAAAAGTATTGACAAACAATCTTGAAAGTGTTATTGTATAGTCAAGGCAAGACAAGAAACAACACTAAAAAGATTATATGGAGGTTTTCAAAATGAAAAGATATGAATTAGCACCGAACGGAACACAAAAAAGTTTCTATGGAAAAGCCGTTGTGGAAATTGACAACGCCGGAAATGAAACGCTTTACAGCTATAACACCCCTATTATAAAGCGGCTTGTAAATGGTTCACTTGTTAGGTTGTGGGGCGGTTGGAGTAACACAACCGGGAAACATATAAAAGCGTTTTGCGGTTTGAATAAAGCCGGGTTTATGGGGCTTGAACACGAACCAACGCCACAAGAAAAAGCGGCGGCGTATAACGGTACACTTTACAGATGATAGAACGGAGGAAAAGAAAATGAAAGTTAAAACCACAAGAAAAGCTATTGTAAACGGTTCTTATAATGTTAAATGCGCCGGGTATTGCGATTTGTCGCACTTGTTAAATAATCATTCGCCCATTGCGTACACTTGCGGCGTGTACGGTTGGAATTTTGACGTTTACGAGGTTTACGGCGTTACGATTTGTACAGGTTATAGAAATATGCCGGGCGCAAGGCTTCAAAAAATTAGTGAATACGAGGAAAAAGCCCGGGCTATTTTGAGTTGGGAAGACAAACGCCCATTTGAAGAAAAGCAAATAGCCGTTGAAAACCTTTTGAAAGAATTTTGTAAATTGAATGGGGGCGTTATTTATGAATAAATACAGCTTTACGAACAACGGCAAAACGTGGGAACGTATCACGAAAAAGCAAGCCCGGGCGGCTTATAACAACGGTTTAACCGTTCTGTTTTGCCCGGTGAATATGCGCCCCTTTACGCCGTGGCATTTAGAAATTGACGTAAACAAGAATTTTGAAGGTTATAACGGTGTTTCTTTTGAAAAAGCCGTGAACGCTTTTGAAAATTATAATTGCACCGACAACGAAACCGGGCGTTATACGGCGTTTTATATCCCGGTTGTAACGATTGACAGATTCACCGGGGAAACGCCCACGGCGTACACGTTGGGAACGGTCAAACAATATGATTATAGCGTTATGGAGGGTTGAAAAATGAAAAGATTTGAAAGTTTGTGCAATGAATACCGGGAAAATAAGCGTTTAATTGAAGAATTGCAAGCTATGAACGATTCTATAAAATCGGATATTCTTGCAATCATGGGAAACGATGAAACGCACGTTGAAGGGGCGGCAAAAGCCACTAATAAAACAGTTGTTTCAAGTCGTTTTGATTCAAGCGGATTCAAGAAAGAATACCCGGATTTGTTCACCGAATACAGCCGGAAAACAAGTTATAAGCGTTTTTGTGTTCTGTAAAGGGGGGTTTATTATGACGCATTATAAATTTGTTTCGTGGGACATTCCCGCATTTGAAACGATTTTAACCGGGCGTATTCCGGCGGCGTTGCTTGCCGCTGATAATGGAAATTTACAGCCGTTGAAGGATTTACACATTGCAACACAAACCCCGGTTTATAAATGTTCCGGTTGGTGTATTCCTTTTGCGGAATATATGCGCCGCTTTTGGGTGAAAACAAAATATTACGGCATTATTGAAATGTACGCATTGAACAAAACAGATATTAGAAAAGAGTTGAAAAGTAATGTAATTGAAATTATGGAGGTTAAAAAGAATTGATAATATTGTGTATTTTAATTTTTCCGTTCGTTGTGTTAGCTGATTTATTAAAAATGAATAAATGATTTTACAGCCCCGGTTATATGCCGGGGCTTTTTTGTGCGTGTACCTCCACCCGGTAAACGTAAAACATAATCAAGAATAGCCGCCCGGGTATGCGTGGCAAGCCTTGAACGCTTGTAAACGTGTCCCGGGCTTGTGTCGTTCGTGGGCGTGGGTGCATCGTGTCCGGCGTTCATCGTGTCCGGCGGCGTGGGTTGTTCGGTTGTTCGTGTCGTTGTGTCCGGCTTGCGTTATGGCGGCGTTGTGGGGCGTTTCCATGGGCTTTTGTGCGTGGGTGTATGTATATATGGGTTCACCGTTTCCCGGGCTTGTGGCGGCGTTCTATGCGGTGTAGGGGTATGCCCCGGGGGGGATTGACAAGGGGGAAAACCGGGCAAGGGAGTACGCTGAATATCCTCAAAAAATAAAAAGACCCTATAAAAGATAATTTCTTATCCTATCAGTGTTGACAATCTCCCTTTCTCGTGCTATACTCGTATCACAAACAATAAACAGGAGGTCAAAACATGGTTAAGAATAACATTGAAGTTGATGTAAAGGTGAAGCTCCTCGAAGCTGGGAAGACACAACAGCAGTTGGGTGAAGAAATCGGCACTACTGGACAGTACATCAACCGAGTTCTCAAGAAGAATGGTGGAATCGTGAACGATACCTTCGTGAAAATGATGGACGCTCTCGGTTATAACATCGTTCTCACCTACGAAAAGAAGGATTGAAGTAGTTAAAGTAGTTGAAAACAGCATTTTGCGTGTAACTTCCTCTTAGTACACGCATATATAGCAAAAGTTACCGCAATTTTTGATTTTCTACTACTTTTACTACTTGAGGAGGTGAATATCTCGTGAAAGCGATTGGTTATATCCGTGTATCTACGGAGGAACAGTCTGCGGACGATAAATACGGTATCGAGGTACAGAAACAGGCGATTTCAGATTACGCCAACAGGAATGATTTTGAAATTGTATGCTGGCTGACCGATACAATCAGCGGTGCGAAGGACAACCGCCCGGAACTGGACAAGATTCTCTACAATGCAGACCAGCTCCCGGCACATGAAGCCGTGATTGTGTTCAAGAATGACCGTGTTGCTCGTGACACAAAATTGTATTTCTATTACTTCTACACGCTCGAGAAGCGAAATGTGAAACTGCTCTCTACCGAGGAGCATTTTTCGGAGGGTGACGATTTCGCCAATATCTACCGCTCTCTGCTGATGTTCGTTGCGGAACAGGAGCGAAAGAACATCGCTCTGCGTACCGGGCGTGGACGGTCTCTCAAGGCTCAATGTGGTGGGTATTCCGGCGGCAATAAGCCGTATGGTTATTACTGCGTGGACGGTATGCTCATGCAAAACCCGGAAGAACGACCTATCGTGGAGACGGTATTCCGAGAGCATGACGAGAACCACACCTCTTTGCTGGACATTTGCGAGATTCTATATGATGGTGGGTATCGAACCCGAAAAGGCAAGAGATTTCAGCCGTCCACCATTCGAGGAATCCTATCTAATCGCCCCTTCTATGAGGGCAAGTACAAATATGGAGACATGGGCTGGGTACAGGGCGTACACTCCCCGATTCTCCCATTGGAGGTGTAGAAATGAAGAAAATGCTATCTATTATGCTTGCCGGAGTGCTTATGCTGGCGGTCTCCGGGTGTGGAGCTGAACCACAACACAAGGTCTCGTATGTCAGCGGAGAAAAACTCACTGTTCTCGAGCAGTACGATTGTGTGGCTGTCTATACGCAGTACACCAACGACAGCTCCGAAACTGCTGTCCCGGCTGATGAAGTGTCGGTCAAAGCATTTCAGAACGGTGTCGAATTGTCACCGCTTGTCCCGACAGGTGACAGAACCAACGGTTATGTGCAGTGCGATTCCAGCGTACAGAGCGGCACGACCGCTGATGTGGTGTGGCTATTCGAGCTTGACGATGATTCTACCGTATCGGTGGAGCTGTCCGGCGGCGAGAAGGTCGAAATCCCATTGACGGAGGAATGAGCCTATGTGGGTGCTGGCAATATTGATATTTCCCTTTGCGGTACTTTATGAGATTGTGAAAATGAATGAGCAGTCTCACCACCGAGGGAAACGAAAACGAAGAAAAAGATTTTAATGACGAGGGTGCGTTATCGCACAGAGATTTAATTCTCTGAACGGTGACGCACTCTCTTTTTGTTTGGAGGTATTTATGAAAGAGTTACTTGAAAAAATTCTCGGGCAAATCAAAAAGACCCCGGAAGGGGTCAGAGCCTATGAGGATTTATACCATATCTGTCTCGAGACACAGAAGACAGACATTCCCCTATCCGTGGAGTATCTGAAAAAGCTGTCAGACATTATCGAGAATCGGATTCCGCAGTCTGAAACAGACAAGGAGCTTCGCTCCCTGTTCATGCTTCACAAGAAGGTTTTGCTTGCCGCCGCTCCATTCGATTTTGAAAGCTATCTACTCTATGTCGAATGGGAACGTGAGCCGGACAAGAAGTTCTATGTCCCTCGCCGTGAGGTCATGCACCCTGTCGTACAGGCAATGCAAGATTTGATTGACGATAGGCTGGACTTACTTACGATTTCCATGCCGCCCGGTACTGGTAAGTCCACTCTCGGTATCTTCTTCCTGTCGTGGGTCATGGGTCGATTCCCGGATTCACAGTCCCTTGCTTCTGCTCACTCGGGTATGCTGACACGCTCCTTCTATGACGGTGTGTATCAGATTATCACCGACAGCGAGTACCTGTGGGCTGATGCCGAGAACATGATGGCAAAGCTGAAAGCCGCTGGCTATGACGCTTTTATCACTACCAAGTCCGGCACTGTGGCTGGTACTGCTAAGAAATCTGCGGCTGAAATCGCCAAGGAAATCTACAATGGTACTTGCTCTGACGCTCGCTGGTCTTCGTGGGGCAACGGTGCAGACCGTGTAAATCGTCTGAAACAGGCTGGTTATGACCCGAGCGAAGTGCAGTCCGAGGTCAATAAGCTGTTTTAACCCAAGTAGTAAAAGTAGTTGAAAATCGGTTTTTGCGTAAACTTTTTATAGATACGTGCGTATATAGAGGAAGTTATACGAAAAAAGCCAAGAACAGCTACTTTAACTACTTCAATCATCAAATTTAAGGAGGAAATCAACATGATTAACTGGAAAGTGCGTATCAAAAACAAGAACTTTTGGATTGCTCTGATTCCGGCGGTGCTTCTGCTGGTACAGGTGATTGCCGCTGTCTTCGGTTACACCCTCAATTTGGGTGAGCTGGGAGACAAGCTGTTGGCAGTCGTAAATGCCCTGTTCGCAGTCCTCACGATTCTCGGTATCGTGACCGACCCGACCACTGCTGGCATTGGAGATTCCAAACAGGCTCTTACTTACGAGACACCTAAAAAAGAGGACGCAGTTTAACCTACGTCCTCTACTATGAAAACAAATCCGACACAGTGCTTCACGAAAAAGAATGAGTTCGGATTTGCACTATTTGGTGGAGGAAACAGAACTTGAACACCAAGAGAACGCACCGGCTGCTGCCGCTGGCCATCGCGCTGGTCATGGCACTGAGCCTGCTGCCCACGAAGGCGTGGGGCTACTACGTCCTGCAGGGCTCCGGCACCGAGGCCAGTCCCTACCTGATCTCCAGCGCTCAGGCGCTGGAATCTCTGGCGGAGCAGGTCAACGACGGCGCACTGAAAACGGAGGGCGTCTACTTCCGGCAGACCGCCGACATCGACCTGTCCGGCTTCAAGAACAACTCGTGGGTGCCCATCGGCAACGCCACCGGCTCCGGCGGCACGGGCCGGACCTTTGACGGTATCTACGACGGCAACGGCTTCCGTATCAAGAACTTCGTGTTCGAGGATACCACCCGCAAGTATTACGGTCTGTTCGGCCTGCTGTCCGAAAGCGCGGTCATCAAGAACCTGACGCTGGACAAGAGCTGCTCCGTCACCGCCTGCACCTATGTGGGCGGCCTCGTCAGCCGCGCCGCAGGGGCCACCCTCATCAACTGCACCAGCTACGCCACGGTGTATGCCGCCGGTTCCGCCGGTGAGATCCCGTATCCCCGCGTGGGCGGTCTGGCGGCGGAGGGCCACACCTTCATCAACTGCGCCAACTACGGCAGCGTCAAGGCCAACCCCGACTCCAGCGGCTTCAGCAGCCCCGGCGGCTATGGCGCCGGCGGCATCGCGTGCATCGCGCGGGTGATGATCGGCTGCGCCAACTACGGAAGCGTGGTGGCCGGCGGTCAGGCCGGCGGCGTGGTGGGCGAGATCAGCTGCTATGGCAGCACCGAGGAGAAACCCGTGGGCGTCATGGTGGGCTGCGGCAACTACGGCACCGTGGAGGCCCGGGAGTGGGCCGGCGGTCTGGCCGGCGATGCCGAGGGCATCATCGAGGACTGCTACAACCTGGGCACCGTGAAGGTGGAGAGGACGCAGGCGGGCGGTCTGGTGGGCCGGTACAGCACCAGCACCTACTACGCCCTGCAGGTGGGCATTCACAACTGCTACCACGCCGGCTCCGTGCAGTACGGCGCGGAGGAGGCGGAACCCGTGGCGGGCCATCTGGTGGGCCTTGTGCAGGGCCGTGCGGATGAAGCCACCGCCAAGGCATACCTCAGCGGCAACTACTATCAGAACATCGGCCTGCTGCCGGCAGTGGGCAGCATGGACATCGGCGACAGCGCCGTGGCCATGGAGCTGGCCGATATGCAGAAGCAGGAGTTTCTGGACAAACTGAACAGCTATACCCATGTGGCACTGTACGGCGCCGCGTGGCAGTTCAGGTATATCACCGGCCAGGGGCGGATGCCTGTCTATAAGGAGTATCAGGAGCTGCTGGACTACTCCTGCAAGCTCAAGGGCGTGACGGTCAACGGCATGCCCGCCATCGCCGCCGACGGCGGCTACACCTGGGTGCTGCCCTACGGCACCGATCTGACACAGATCAAGGTGGTCACCAGCATCAGTCCCCGGGCCACGGCGGAACCGGCGGACGGCACGCTGGACTTCTCCAAGGGCCCCGTGACGTTCACGGTGACGGCCCAGGACGG